CTCGCCTGAATTGGGGAACCCATCCGCGGGCAGACTCAATTTCAACGCTATTAAGGATTAAAAAGACCCGGTCGTCGATCAGGTCCAGGGCCTTCCGGATCATTTCCAGGTGCTCCCGATTTTCTTTTTTATTTTCTGCTTCCGTCACCGTCCCGCCCTCCAAAGATTTGATTTTGAACAAAGGCGCTCAATCAGGGACACAAACAGTCGCTTGCGTCCCCTGTTCAGAGCCTTCCTCTTGGGCATTCAGGGCGCCCGGCCCAGGGTTCGTTATCGGCCCACCCAAAAACCATCCAGGGTCATCGGTTTCACGCCTTCCTACCGGTTCGCTAATTCCGTTCGCTTTCGCTTGCCGCCGCTCCGTCCCCTTCCTTCCTGGAGTTTCCGTCCCTCCACCACCTCCAGGCCGCTTTCGCTCGGTTCCAGTTTGGCTGACTTCCGGTTTCGCCCACCTTCCGGCCATCCATGCGCTCGGTTTTTAATGAGGGCCGACCCTCAAAGAGTTCGTCAAGGTCAACTCAAAAGCCCTTCAGCTTTTCTGTTTTCTTCAGAGGTGCTGATTTCCTGACGGTTTCGGTGCCGTCTCCTACCCGCCCTTGTCCGTTTGAAGGGGGCCGGGAGAGCCTCCCAGTTGCGCTTACTACCTGGTGCGCTCATTTGCAATTTCGCGTTTCCCGTGGGATTGCCAGAGTTGCTATCCTCTCTCTGATTGGGCTTTAGGTCCGGTTTTTGGCTTTTTTTCCTGGCCTCCGTTGCCTGGCCACCTTGCCCGGGTTTGGTTTTGGCTTTTTGCCGTGGCTTTAGTCGATAGGGTTGGCTCCTTTTTTAGGGGATGGTTTGGTTAGTTGATAATAAGTAATGCACGCAATATGCCTAAGTAACTGTTATTACTCGCAATAATTATTTTTTTCGGGGCGTTAGCGTAGTAATATTAGTAAGTTACGCACATCGTTATTATTTTGTTATTTGCCCCATTGCGTAACTACTCAGTAATACAATAAATTATACCCGCCGCAACTACCTAATAACTTTACGCTTTTTCGCAGCTTTTTACGTAATGCGTTGTTAAAGTTACGCAGTACAATTTACTTAACCTCTAATAGTGTCAGAATACAATTATTTATACTAAACAACAATCAAACAAACCAGGCGTGTTACTTAGTAAAAAGGCCAAACTATACCGCCATCCCAAGGTTGTTAGGATATATAAGGTTATTATTTAGGGGAAACCAGTAACGCTATTTAACGCTTAAACAACGTGGACGCTAAGGTCGAATTCCCGATAAATCAGCCCCTCCCGGCTGGGCACATAACAGAGCATTTCCGACTCCCAGGTTTCCCGAGATACCTGGCGCTTATGGCCTATGGCGTCATCTATCCGGTAGAACCCGGAAGCCTGCCGAGCTCTCCCCCCACAGTCTTCCCACAGGCCGCAGGTGGCGCAGTCCCGGTCCACGCATTTTTCTAGAACGTCCAGGACGCACCACTTGAAGATCCGGTAGCCGCTCTCAGCGGCCCCTTCGATGACCTGGTTCATCAGGCCGTAACTCTTGTGCATGGTGCTGTAGATGTGAGTGCTGGCCTCGATGCCGCCGGAGGACAGCGGGATCAGCAGGGCCGCTTCGTAAATCTTGTCATCGAACTCGTCAATTTCATCCAGCCGCAGCTTCTGGGGGTGGGGGCCCCGGACGCTCTTGGTGGAGGCCGTGAGAATCTGGATGCTGGAGCCGTTCAGGAGTTCGGTATAGGTCTTCAAAGCCTCACCCCTGGCCAGGTGCCAGAAGGGTTCCGAGTTGAATTTCTTGATGTGGTTATACATCCGCAAACTCTGTTCTCCGGAGCCGCCCAGGACCTTGGTTTCGCAGCCGGCCTTAAAGACCGATTCCAGCCAGGTCACCAAAGCCCCGGCCATGGTCTTGCCGCCGCCCCGGTTGGCCCAGCACACACAGTTCATGGAGTCCTCGAACCAGGCCGCAATAATGTATTCGGCCAGGCAGTTGTGGTCCGGGCACACCCGCTGCCGCGGTATCTTGATGTCCCAAAAGACCTCGCAGAACCTGAGCAACTCTTCCGGCGACCGGAACCCCTTGGCCCGATGATGCTCTACTCTCTGGGCCATCAAGCGTGCCTGCTGCTCGTTCATAACGCTGGTCGCCCTGGCGGAATGAGGTTGCGCCGTTGTAAGAACATTCGCACGTTAGCAACCAGTATGCCAAAACATCTCCTGAGGCCCCCTACCCCCGGAAAAGAATCCCCGGCCTACACCCCACCTATGGGGAAAATACGGGCGTTTCAGGAGGGAATGTAATGAATAAGGTAGGGTCATGTTCGTGGAAATACGGGGCTTACACGGCCCCGGCAAACGTAGAATTGATAAGGGTTTACTCATTTTTGCCGATATTCTAAAAAACGGTGGGACGTAGGTGGCACCTATGTGGGGGATACCATCCCTATACCCCTCGAAGTGGTGGTCAAGTGGGGAATGCCCGTTTTTGTAAAAAACATTATCCATTTTTGTAAAATAGGAAAAATTTCATGATCCGAAGATTTTTATGCCTTTCGCTCGTGCTTTCAAGATGATGGCGTCAAATTCCTGCGTAAATTCCTCGTCTTCGAAGGGGTTGAAATCCTCCAGGATGAGTTTCTTCGGCACTTCCCGCACCAGCCCGGTGGTCTGGAGCAGGGTCATGAGCTTGGCGTGAAACTCGGCCACCAGGCGGAGGGCACCGACCTTGCTGTTCTCGTTGGCGAATTTCTGGTAATCCCGCATGGCCAGCCACTGGCACTTCAACAGGAGCGTCATCTGCTTGCCGATGGTTTCATGCTGATCAACCTGGGAAGCTGCCTCCACGTAATTCTGGCGACCATCCCGCAGGTCGTATTTCACCATGCGTTCACTGATGCCAAATCTTTGAGCTATTTCTGAGGGTTTGAGTCCAGACAACACGAGATCCTGAACCTGTTTGATCCGGTTCAGGCGACGCACGCTGATGTCCTTGGCTTTCTTATTAGGAGGCCCCCCCGTTGGGGGGACAAGGGAAAGCGCCATTTCTTTTTTTCTCCTATCTTCTGGTTTTCAAGCCCCGGCTGCCTCCCTCAAATCCTTCTTGAGGTAATAAGGCTTTCCTAACCGGGAGAGTCTTTTTTCCATCTCCCCCATAAATCTCCGCCAGTCGATCTCCCGGGCCAGGGGATGGTAATTCAACTTCCCCACCTTATAGAAGTCCACAAATTCAGAGGTCTGGTCCAGGAGCCGGTAAACCGCCTCGGGATCCAGCACCGGTTCAAACGACACCCAGGTATGGATGCCGGCCTCTTTGGCCATCCTCAGGGAGTGAATCCGGTCATGGGGCAAGGCGGCGCCAGGTTCCCATTCCAGGCTGGCGGTGGGGTCATCGAGGGTCAGGGTGACGCTCCAGGCATTGCTGGGGTTTGCCTGGAGCAGGTCTTGATCCCTGGCGATGCCCCAGGTCCCCCCTTTAGTCAGGACCGTGGCCGTCAGGTTGTGGACCACGAAAATCTCCAAGGCCTTCCTGGTAACCCCCAGGGTCTTTTCCGCCGGCTGGTAGGGGTCCGAGGTGAAGCTCAAAAGGATGCGGCGGGGGTCACCCTGCATTTTCCCGGCTTCCCGTTCCAGGGCCTCCAGGATGCGGGGGCGAGGTTGGATATCATCCGGGCTGGAAAATTTCCCCCGGTCACAGAAGGTCGCGGCCGGGGCGTAACAATAGACACAGGCGTGAGCGCAGCCTTTATACAGATTGACCGCCAACTCGGCATATTCCCGGGCTTTGCCCCGGGGCTCATAGATGATGCTCATAGCTGCACCGGCTCCAGATCGCGCCTCAGGTAAAGGGGGTGCCGGGGTTGCCCCTGCTTGGTGAGTTCGCCCAGGCGATACAAGTTCACCCCGGAGTTGCGCACCAGGTTGATCACGTTCCAGCCCCGACTGAGCAGGGCGCCATGGTTCCCCCAGGCAGCCACCACCAGGGAGACCTCTCGCCGCTGGACCACCTCCGTCAGGTAGCGGTTGGTCTCCGGGCCGATGGGGTCCGGGTGCCGGTAGAGGGCCCGGGGATCGGTTGACCGCAGGGCGAAGATGTTCAGCATAAACATCCCGTGAAACCCCCAGTGCCGGGCGTAGTTGATGCACCGGGTCACCGTGGGGTCGTTCTTGACCTCATCGGCGGTGCTGGGATTGAGCCCGATGAAGGCTGCTACCTCTCTGGCGCCCCGATACCCTTCCGGGGGGGCCCAGACACGCTCCAGGGTGTACCGCCAAGTCCGGCAAGGTGAGAAGATGGTTGGCATCAAACCTAACTCACTTTCCTGTTAGGCCACATGGCGCGAATGATCTGTTCCTCTGTGGCCTGAGTTTTGGATAAAAATTCGGGGTCTTCCGATATCATTCGAACGGCGAAATCGACCGCCGCAACATCCTTCTCGGCCACCCCCAAAACCGTGCCACATAATTTCACTGTGGCCATGGCCAATTTATAGGGAACCCCATTGCCTTGACAAATTATGCTTAACGCCAAGTGATAGGCCAAGGCCACCTTATCCACCATAACCTCTTCTACTTCGTGCAATGTATTCGCATCCACTGAAACAGTCCTCCTTATCTCCCTATCCACCCGCAGAAGAAATACCGCAAGGCGTCCAGGGCGTGGTGTTCACCTTTGCCCGGTTCATGTTCCCGGTATTTTCTGTACTCCCGGATCAGGTTCTTGCAGCGGTGATGAATGACCAGACAGGGGGCGCCGTCATACCGCCGCTCCAGCCATTGCCGCACCAACTCCTGGCCCACCGTGACCGGGAGCCGGGGACCCTTGACCTCGATCCCCAGGGTCTCACTCAGGAGCACCAACCGTTCCGGATTGGCCGGGTCGCCGTACCCCATCTTGAGGGGCGGGTGGCCCATCTCCTGATGCTGTTTGGCGATAGCCTTAGCGTTCTCCGGGGTAGTCCGGAACCGCTCGTAATATTCATCCAGCACCATCACCCGCTCGCCCTTTTCCACCGGCATGATCCAGAGGCAGGCGAACGGATTGGTGTAGCCCGGGTCAACCGAGATATAGAGGCCCAGGGCGGGGTCGTAGTCGAAGGCCATTATTTCATGTCTCCCGGCTTGATGCCGAAATCGGCCATGAGCTTGCCGGCCGCTTCTTTCTTAAGCAGGTTGTCGGCCATGTGGTTCAAGGTGCCGTCCGGCAGGATGATGCCGTTGCCTCGGAGCACCTGGTAACCTTCCATGACTTCGACCGAAGAGACCTGAGCCAGGACCTCCCAGTGGTCAAAATCCACCACGATCCCCTTCCAGAAATCTTCCAGCGGTGCGTCGGGTGGGGCAGAAGTAATGATCTCACCCGACCGCCTGGTCTTGGACCAGGCCGCCGCCAGGCGCTTCAAGACAGCGCTTTGAGAGAGCAAGGCGGCCCCTTCAAAGTTCTCGGCGGCCCGGTGGATCAGGAGGGC